ACAAGACTTGCCTTCTGAACATTTTAACCTGTTCAAGGGAAACAGAACAAAAATAACAAGGAGCAAATAACATGTCACAAGAAACAAGCGACCTAACAATAAAAAAAGAAGGTAACTTACCAGCAACACTCAGTTTCATTGAGGATGCTGGAGCAGGACTTGAGAATATAGATAAAGACGATTTAGCTTTACCATTTCTTAAGTTATTACAAACTGGTTCGGATGAAACTAAAAAGAAACATGCGAACTATGTTGAAGGAGCAGAAGCAGGAATGTTCTACAATACAGTCACTAAAAAACTGTATAGTGGAGAAAAAGGTATTGAAATAATACCTTGCTTTTACAAGTTAACATTTCCTGAATGGGCACCTTTCGAGAGAAAAGAAGGTAGACCTGTCAGTCCTGATAGAGGTCCTGAAATTTTAGCTAAAACTAAAAAGGATTCTACAGGAAAAGATGTTTTAGAGAATGGTAATCAAATTCTCAAAACAGCAAATCACTTTGTAATCATCAATGGAGAGAAACCAGAGAAAGCCTTAATGGCTATGAAATCTACTCAGTTAAAAGTGAGTAGAAACTGGAACTCTTTGATGCAAGATCAAATTGAAACTGATCCTAAAACAAATAAAAACGTTCCTGCACCAATGTTTTCTAGAGTTTATAAATTAAACTCTGTTGAGAACTCTGGTAGTTTTACTTGGCACGGATACAAAGTATCTCTGTTAAAAAAAGTGGATAATGCTTCCATCTATCAGATGGCTAAAGATTTCCATAACTCTTTAAAGAAAAGTAACGCTGTAGCAAATACAAAAGAAGAATCTAATTATTAGTTTTCTCTCGAGTAGAAATAGGGCGAGGAAAGCGAGAGTGGAACTCGCCCGAACAAAGGGATTGTTATGGAAAAAGAATTTATAGAATTATTTAAAGGATATGAAGGTGACTTCGGCATGGCCGATATGTTCAACACTGAATTAGATTCCGAAAAAAATAAAATTAAACCAAATTATGAATGGGCAGGTCGTCCTGTCACAAATACCGATTATACAAATCATTTAACAGGAAAAAAATCAATTGGAATTCAACCATGCAGAATTGATGGAACTGCTCAATTTGGATGCATAGATATTGATCCTCCAGATTATGGAACTTTTAAAGTAGAAAATTACTTATCACTCTTTCAACAATATAAATTACCTTTAGTCCCTATTCTTTCTAAAAGTGGAGGACTTCACTGCTATATATTTTTAACAGAACCAATTCCAACTATTGATTTAATAGAGGCTTTAAAAGCCTTTCTTCTTCCTCTAGGATTAAAACCTACTACTGAGGTTTTTCCCAAGCAGAAAGAACTACAGAAGGATGATAAAGGAGACATTAAACCAGGTAACTTTATTAATCTACCTTATTACAATAATGGTGGTTCAAACCGTTACGCAATAGATAAGAATAATTCTAAACTATCCATAGAACAATTTATAAAATTTGCTAATGAATCTAAGATCAATAAAGAAACATTAGATAAATTAGTAGAAGAAACTCACAAAAATATCCTCCTAGGAACCAATGAAGAATTTATAGATGGTCCTCCATGTTTAGCTTTATGTTCTAAAACTAAACTGGACGATGGCAGAGATCGATTTATGTACAACTACATGGTCTTTGCGAAAAAGAAATACAAAGATAAATGGCCCGATCAAGTCTCCCAAGCTAATTATAATTATTTAACAAGTCCGTGGGATAAAGCAAAACTAGATTCAAAAATCAAAGCATGGAAAGGTGAAACAGCAGGTCACACTTGCTATGAAGATCCTATTAAAGATAAATGTATGCGAAGTCTTTGTTATAAAAGACCTTTCGGAATTAAATCAGATTCTAATTCTGTGTTTCCAGAAGTTCAAGATTTTGAAATGATTAGTTATCTTGAACCTGAGTATAGATTTAATGTCATCATGCCCAACGATGATAAATTTCAAGTCATTGTATCTAATACTAAATTAATGACCACTCAAAAAGAAGTGCTTAATTTAATATGGCAACAAACTGGAACCATGTTTGAACCTTTAAAACCAAAAGACTTTAGAGCAAAATTAAATGAATGGAGAAGAAATGGTCAAAAAATTAAACCACCTAAAGGAACTCAATTAGAAGATAGACTGGAAGAAGAATTATATCAGTATTGTATTAATGGTCCGCAGGCTCAAGAAAGAAGCCAAATTCATAATGGATCTTGTTTTACAGAAGAAGGATTTCATTACTTTAGATTTAATTCATTTATTGAACATTTAGGTAATGGTTGGAAAATACCTGAAGAAAAAATTGCACAAAAATTAAAAGATAGATGTTATGTTGAATTTGATCATTCATTAAATGTTGATGGCAAAACTCTTAAAGTTTGTAAAGTAACCCAATTACACGTTCATAAAATAGAATATAAACCGGTAGAAAGAAAAGGAACTAATTATTAATGAGGTATAAAGTAGTCGGACCCCCAGGTACTGGAAAAACAAGAAGACTTTTAAACGAAGTCCATAAGTATGTTCAAAAAGGTACACCCCTTGATGAGATTGGATATTTTGCCTTTACGCGTAAAGCAGCAGGAGAAGCCCGAGATAGATTTCTAGATAAGAATGAAGATCTAACTAAAAAAGATATAAAATATTTTCAAACTCTCCACTCTCTAGCATTTAATAATCTTGGATTAAAAGAAGAAAACGTTATGCAAGAAGGAAATTATAAAGCAATTGGTGAAACATGTGGCATTCAAATTAAGTATGCATCTTATGAAACTAATAACTTTAATGGAATATTTTCATCAAGTAGTGAGTACTTAAGTCTTATTAATTTAGCCAGAGTCAAACAAATTCCTGTAGAAGATCAATTTGATCTCAATGAACATTTAACCTGGATTACTAGAAATAAAATCACTGCAATTGAAAAAGAAATAAATAATTATAAAAAAATATATAAACTTATAGATTTTACTGACATGATTTCTAAGTTTTTAAAACAAGACAAACTAAAACTACCACAATTTAAAGTTATATTTGTGGATGAAGCACAGGATCTTTCTTTAATTCAATGGGCTATGATTAAAAAAATTGAAGAAGACACTGAATGTGATGTATGGATTGCCGGTGATGATGATCAAGCGATCTTTGGTTGGGCTGGCGCTGATGTTAATTCATTTATCAACTGGAAATCTAGAGAAATTCTATTAACTAAATCTGAAAGAGTACCTAGTTTAGTTCAAGATAAAGCCTTAAGAATTATTCAACGAATTCCTTTCAACCGAATCCCTAAAGATTATCTACCAAGAGATATTTTCGGAAATATTTATCAACGATATAAAATAAATGACATTGATATGACTAAAGGAGACTGGTTAATATTAACTAGAACCAAGTCTTTATTAAAGCCAATCCCTGCTTTTCTAAAAAGAAAAGGGCTGTATTTTAATACAGCACAAGGGAATAGTATAGGAAAAACCTTACCTGAAGACATTAAAACGTGGAATGAATTTGTACAAGGATTAACACCACCAGCTATACAAAGACAAAGACTAGAAGAACTCACGGGAGAAAAAAATTTTAATATTAATTTGAGTTGGGATCAAGCATTTAAAAATGTTGCTCTTTCTAAACGAGAATACATGAGGGCTATGCTTAATAATGAAGAAGATTTATCTAAGCCTGCGCGAATAAAAGTTTCAACAATTCACGGAGCTAAAGGGGGCGAAGCAACTAATGTAGTTTTATTTTTAAATCAGACGGCGAATACTATCAAAGGTTCTAAAAAATCTCAAGCAAAAGAAGAAGAAGAATTTAGAGTTTGGTATGTAGGAATTACACGAACCATGGAAAATTTATTTTTAATAAAATGTAAAAACAAAATGAAGGAGTTTAAAATATAGTGCCACATACACTTACCAGTGAACTTGTTTTATTATCAATGATGACATTTTATTTTGGCATCAAACTATATTTATATTTTATATTATGAAAAACCCATACGATAAACAAATTGGCGGATCACATTATCAGAAATTTAAAATTCAGCCAAGTAAATTCGTAATTGAAAATGAGTTGCTTTATCCAGAGGGATGCGTTATAAAATATATTTTGAGACACAGACTGAAAGGAAAAAAGGAAGATTTAAAAAAAGCAATTCACTTTATTGAAATGATTATTGAAAGAGATTATTCTGATGTATAACCCATTACCACCCAGACTTACCATTAAACCTTCATTAATTAGTGGGTTAGGATTATTTGCAACCGCTGGTATTGCACAAGGAACTAACTTAGGAACTACTCATCTAAAAGTTGATGACACAATTTTTAGAACTCCTTTAGGAGGTTTCATTAATTGTGATGAAAACGCAAATTGTGTTAAAGTAGAAATGAGAACTGAAGGTTCTATTACTGACAAATGGAATTTACTAACACTAAGAAATATTACTAGTGGTGAAGAACTAACATTAAAATATACTTTCTATACAATACCAAAAGATTTTTTAGAAGAAGCCGAGAAAGAGAAACAAGAACTAGAAGAATCATATCAAGAATCAGTAAGACAAACCAAGGAGAGAACTAAATAATGTTTGAAGCACAAACCGAATGGGTCAAGCCCGAAGAATTTCCAGACTTAAGACAAGCAGATACAATTGCAATAGATTTAGAAACACATGATCCAGATTTAAAAACATTAGGTTCAGGTT